CCATGGTCGGAGGGCTCCAGCCCTGGAGCCCGATCCCGAACGGGTCACCGCCCGCGCCCGGGGCCACCGCACCCTTCGGGCCAGAACTCTGAGCGCGCCCCATTGGCTTCGGGTCGCCTTCTGGCCCGCCACCGAAGAAGCCACTGAAGACGCCCGCGGGGTCGAAGATCGCCTTCCCCGCATTCTTGAATGTCCCCGTGAGGGAACCGTCGCCGCCGCCTAGAAGACCTCCGAGAAGGCCCCCGCCGCCGCCACCACCACCGCCGCCGCCGCCGCCGAAGAGGCCCCCGAGTGGGCCACCATTGCCGAACGGGCCGAAACCGTCGAAGAAACTCATCAGTCTTCTCCTACCACTCGAAAGTCTTCACTCGCCGCAGCCAGGACCAAGTCCTCGGTCCCAGAGAAGGTAAAGCGCCACTGGCGACGCCGATAGGTGCCCAGGCCCCGCAAGGTTACCACCGATTCGGTCTCATTGGGGGATCCGAAGCCCACCTGGATCGGGGCGCCCCACTGCCCCTCGTCATCCCGCCAGGACAGCATCCCCACGGGCTCCACCGAGGCTGCGTGGCCCCTCCGGATGGCCAGCCGAACGGCCACACAGACCTTCTGGCGGTCGGTGTCGTGCCCGTCGAACCCGGTCTCCACGTAGGCCACGATGGGCTCCCCGAGGTCCGTGTTCACCGTCCGGTCCAGGTAGGCCAGGGACCCATCGTCCAGGCCCACCACGGTCTCCCCGGTCGCCAGGAGCTCCGTCCGGGCCGTCACCGGGAAGTGCCCCCGGCCGGTCGTCTCCCAGGTGCTCCACCCGGCCCCCTTCTGGAAGCAGAGCGTCCGCTCCTCCTCGGGGAAGGTCCAGATGAACGCGTCCCAGGGGCCCGACGTGTACCGCCACCCGAAGGTGTTCGAGACGTCGCCCATGTCCTGCAGGTCGGCCTGGATGGGGTCGCTCAGGACCACCTCGCTCCGGCCGTCCCCCATGACGATGCGCCGCCGGTCGTCCAGCCACGCGAACCCGGATCCCACCCGGATGATGGAGTAGGGCGCCTGGCACCCCACCTCCATCGTCGGGCCCGCCGCGTAGATCATGTTCTCGTCGGGGCTCCACATCTGCATGGTCCGCGTGCCCCACACGAACACGTCGTTCGCCGAGTCCGCGATGGCCACCACCCTGTCGGGCCGCGCCTCCGCCGTGAAGTAGCCGCTCGTCCCCTCGGTCTGCCACTCCTCGAAGCCCGTGTACGAGGTCCCGCCGGCGGGGCTCGAGTAGTGGACCCCGCCCGTCACCTCCACGAGGTCGTTCAGGAGCACCCGGGACGCGTTCGACGCTGCATGGGTGGCCTTCGGGGGGTTCCCCTCGAGCCTCGAGCTGTCGTGCGTGTTCAGCAGGACCTTCTGGGGCTTGTCCCCGCCGGCGATGACCAGGATCGACTCCGTCTCCGCGAACACGGGGCGCTCCTTGCCGAGCAGGTCCCGAGCGGCCCCCGGCACGATCGCTGCCCCCGTCCCGGTCACCCGGTAGATGTTCCGCTCCGGGATCCCCTGGTCCACCGCGTAGAGCACCCCCGACGTCGTCTCGTGGAGCCCCACCACCGCCGCCGAGAGCGGCCCTGCCGGATGCGCCACGAGCCCAGGGCGCCGCCGCACGGCTCCCCTCGAATCGGTGAGCACGTTCTTCGCCACCGGCATGGCCCCGGAGAGCGGGTCGAGGCCGCTTTCCTGCCGGTTACCGAAGGGGATAGGCGCGGTCGGCATTACACGTGGTGCCCCGTCGGGCCGATGGGCATGAGCACCGTGGTGCCATCCGGCAACACAACGCTCCGGAAGTGCCGTACCTCGCACGTCTGGTTGTTGACCGCCGTGAACGTCTCCCCGGCATTCCGGAAGCCCGTCCCGTAGGTCACGGTCCCGGATGCCGCCCCGCTGTCGTTGAAGAAGACGAGCGTGAAGAACGCCCCCTCGTGGGGCACGTAGGACGTCACCGTGAAGTTCGCATTGCTCGTCTGCTCGATGACGGTCGTCCCGAACTTGTCCCCGTTCAGCTCCAACGTCCCTGTGTCGTGCTCCACCCGGTAGATGAAGCCTTCCCGACTGGTCGACCCGAACTGGGGGTTTGCGCTGCCCGCCGTGAACCCGTAGAGCGGGGTCGTGAGGCTCCCGTCGAAGATGCAGCCGCTCTCCACCACCTGCGTCGTCGCAAGGTTGACGTTGCTGTCCATCTGGATGCCGAAGGACGTGGCCGGCGCCGTCGCCCCGTAGAAGCGGCACCCCGTGATGGTGAGCCGCGGTCCAGTGGACCCGACCTTCACCGGCTTCAGGCAGTAGCTCGTCCCGGCGGTCGCCGTCGTCAGCGCGAACCAGCACCTGTCGATGCTCCCATGGTGGGCCGTCACCAGGATGCCGTTGTAGGTCGTCGCGTAGTTCGCGAACGTGCAGCCCGCTAGGTCCACCACCGTGTTCACGTTCGCCGTGGCGTCGATGCAGCCCGAGCTCGCGCCCATGTTCCCGAACACGGTCCAGTAGGCCCGCAGGGTTACCACCGCGTCGTCCACGTACACCCCGGTCCCGGTCGTCAGCCCTCCGCCCACGGCACAGTCGATGATGGACACCGTCGCCACCGTGTCGATGTAGATCATCCGGCCCGTGTGAGCCTGCAGCGAGCTGAGCCCGAGCCCCTTCACCTCCTGGGGTATCTGGGGCGCCGCTCCCGTGTACGAGAGCAGATCGAGCGTCGCGTGGTCGACTCTGAGCAGGCTCGCCGAGCCCCCCACGCCCCACAGGGACGCCCCCTGTGGCACCGCCAGCGTCGTCGTCACCCGGTACGTCCCCTCGGGGAAGAACACGATGCCACCGCCCGCCGCGCCGGCGGCGTTCATGGCGTTCTGGATGGCCGTCGTGTCGTTCGCCACCCCGTCACCGACAGCCCCGTACTCCGGGGACTTCACGTTGTAGAAGATGCCCGCCGTGGCTCCCAGCGCGTCCTGAAGGCGCGTGGACACCCCGTTGTAGAGCACGTTGAAGTCCGTCGACCCGGCCGAGTCCTCCCACAGGGACAGCGCGTCGTGGACCGTCGTCGGGCCACCAGCCGACCGGATGCCCGTCGTGTAGCTCGTCCCCCGGAAGGACTGGCTGATGAGCTCGGTGTTCGCCGCCGTCGACCCCGACGTGAACTCTCGGACGGAGGTCGCCGTGTCGTCCTTGACGATGACGTCCACCAGCGTCGAGACGTACAGCACCGCGCTCCCGCTCGCGTCCAGCGTCACGTTCGCGCCGCTCGAGGGGTGCGTGTCCCCCTCGAAGGACGAGTAGAGCGTCGCCCTCGTGGACGTCCCGCGGTTGTAGACCTCCGCGTGGCCGTTCTCGGCGCCGCGTACCCCTGCTGCCAGTGCTTCGATCAGATGCATGATGTCACCACTGGATCCTTGACCCGCCGGTCGATGTCTGGGGGTTCACGAAGCCCTGAGTCACCCCGCCCTGCTCGAAGTAGACGTCCACCCCGCGGAGCAGAGTCAGGGACTCCGCCGCCACAAAGCGCCCGTCGAGACTCGACTCGTTCGCCCAGCCGTAGGCACCGGCGTCGATGGTCACCCCGGTGAGCTCCACCCAACTGTCCAGGTTCGCGTCCGTCGTCATCTCGATGGCCTCGTCCGGCTGGCCCGTGACGCTCACCGTGTCCGCCACGAACGTCGTGTCCTTCACCGTGACGGCCCCGGTCTCCGGAACGGTCAGGGCGGCCCCGATGAGCCCTTCACTCGCCTGGAACCGGCACCCACGGATGTAGGCACCGACCGCTGTCACCTGCACCATCATTCGTTCACCTGCTCCGGGTTGAGGAGGGTCACGTTCCTGAGCTGGGAGTTGCCGTGCGCAAGGCTGATCACCTCGTCCCACGTCGTGTTGACGGTGAACTCGACGCTCGGCTGCCCGCCGCTCTGCCCGCCGCCCACCAAGATCACGCCGTAGCCTGCCCCCAGGGCGGTCGCCCCAGTCAGCGTCTCCGTGTGCCCGTCCATCGCCACGATGATGCTCGCCTCCCCAATGTCCGTAATCACGCCGTCCAGAGTCGCCTTGGGCCGGTTCTCCGAGAACCCCGTGTTCGCGTCGTCCCCCGTGTGGTGCAGGTAGAACACCGTCATGGTGGTGTAGACGATGCCCTCCGCCGCAAACGGGTCCCCGGGCGGCTGCCCGAGCCCCGACGTGTACGTCTTGATGCTGCCCTGGAACTCCACCTGGCTGTCCGCGCTCTGCTCCGATACCTGGATGGCGCCGGTCCAGATGGCGTCCGCGGCAATCTTCCCGCCGCTCACCAGCCGCACGCCCTCGGCGAAGACGTAGCTGGCGACGATGTCCATCGTCGTGTCGTCCATCGTCAGGCCGTCGATCCGGATCGTGGAGCCGCTCGAGATGCGCAGTGACGCCAGCGCCCCCTCTTCCCCGTCGAACACGAGGTCCGTCAGGACCGTCCCATCGGCGTCGGCTCCGTTCTCCAGGGCGAACGAGTCCTCCGCTCCCATCGTCAGGGTGCAGTCCGTCATCCGGCAGTGGTCACCGGAGATGAACACCTTCGCCCCAGCGTTGGGGGCCGTCGCCGCCGGGAAGTCCACCCCCCGGATGTGGATGAAGTACCCGAGCAGACTCACCCCGCTGGACGGCGTGTGCGTCCGGATGAGCGGCCTCACCGCCCCTGCCCCGATGATCTGGATCCCCTCCAGGAGAATCTCGAGCGGCTCCGTCAGCGTCTCGTCGTGCCCGCTCAGGAGCACGATCCAGTCGTAGTCCTGCGCCACGTCGATGGCCGCCACAAGGGTCGCCAGCGGCGCCTCCTTGTCCAGCCCGTCGTTCCCACCCGAATCGTCCCCGGTCCCGCTGTGGACGTACCGCACCGAGCCCGACAGGATGACCGGCTTGCACGTCGCCAGGGTGTCCCCCTGGGTCTCCCCGATGCCGTTGGGCAGTGCGTTCGTCGTCATCTACCGCTCCAGGGTCCTCGAACGTCCATGGTCACACGGATCCCCTTCTTGGGCCGAGAGAACCCCTTCGCCTTGTGCAGGAGCTCGTCCGCCCGGCCCTTCAGCGTCACCTTCTTGTCCGCGGGTTGCCCACCCGCCTCCGCGAGCTCGTAGGCAAGCTGGTACACGAGGTAGAGCCCCCAGTGGCGCTCGAGGTCCACCGTGGCCGCCCCGTCCGTCGCGTTCGCCGACAGGTAGTAGGCCTGGAAGCGCACGCTCCCCGCCTCGGTCGGCCGAGGGCTGAACCGCACCTCCACCTGCCCGCTCGCCCGGTGGGGGTAGTACATGCTCGGCACCCCCTCCACCGTCCGGTTCCCGAGCCCCTGCCACTGCCCCCAACTGATCTGCTGGATGACCTGCTCCGTCTCCGGCTCGTCGGTGTCCTCCCCCGCCGGGATGTAGACCGCCTGCCCGAACACGTCGAGAACGTCCGCCGGCAGGGTGTACACCGCGTCGTCCGCCGTCAGCGTCAGCAGGTACTCCCGCACCGTCCGCACCAGGAGCCCCTCGGCCACCAGGGCCTTCAGGATGAGCTCGAGCATCTCGCGCCCGAAGGTCGCCTGCTGCTCCCACTGGATGCCCGTGTTCCCCTGCTCGATAGGCCGGAGCCCCGCCTGGATGTACGCCAGGCGCACGATCCGGTCGATCTCGAACTCCTTCGTGGACGACGTCGCGACGGTCAAATGTCCACCTGGCTTTCGGCGTTCGTGCCCATCGCCTCGCGGTTACCCTCCCGCCCGATGCGCTCCCGGGACACCGCGTCCCGCTCCTGGAGCGTCACGTAGTCCAGGCCAGGCCCCTCGTCCTTGCAGACGAGCCGCCCAGCCCCGTCCAGCCGTAGTTTCGACCTCGGCCAGATGATGCCGCAGTAGTCGCACATCGCCCGATAGTCCCCCCTGGGGCTGCTTTTCGGGCGATGGTGACCGATCGTGCGTGCCATGGATGCTCCTGGCCCCGGCGGCCGGAGCCCACGTATCAGGTGACGACGGCGGGACCGAGCAGGCCGCTCGTGCCCTTCGTGTCGGTGACCCTGTTGTCGAAGAAGCGGAACAGGCTGTTCGTGTGACACTCGATGCCGTCCGACACGGGGGTCCCCGCCTCGGTCGCCACCCAGTTGCCGCCGATCCATCCCGTCGCCGCAGCGTCGCCCCATCCGATACCAGTCTCGCTGCTCGCGAGGCTGTTCCGGATCTTGTTGTTCGCGATGACCACGTTCGTCGCCGCCACCGCAGCGCCTCGGATGCACCCCGTGCCCACCGCGCCCGTCGAGCAGACGATCTCGTTCCCGACGATGCGGAGCCCGTCCGAGACGCCAGCGACCAGCAGGCAGTCCGTCACCGCGCCCGCCACAGTCCCGCGGACGACGTTCCCGACGAACTGCGTGCCGTGGCACCCAGTGCCGAACTCGACCGCGATGACCGAGGCCCCAGTGGCCGAGCCCACCTCGATGTCGCAGTCCCGGATGAGCGTCTGGATCCCGGTGATGTTGACGGCCTTCACGATGCCCGCGATGCCCTCCAACTGGAGCCGGATCCCAGCGATCTCCACGTTCGCCACCGAGATGGCCCACTGGGCCCCCGTGGCCGTCCACCGGAACGTGCCGCGGTTCGTTCCGCGGCCCAGGCCGATGATGCGGGTCCCAGCCACCAGGCTCGACAGGGCCGTCGCGGTCGTCACGCTCTCGGAGTGACCCGGGAGAATGAAGATCGTGTCGCCCATGTTCGCCCGGCACTGGGGCAGAGCCGCCGCCAGCGTCGGGTAGATGACCCCCGACAGGGTCGGGCGGTCTTCGATGCGGCTCGAGCCGACGTAGATCACCCGCGCCCCAGGGGGCACCCAGGCACCGAGCTCCGTGCGGAGCCCGATGTCATGCTGGTAGTTGGGCAGTGCGCTCTTGTCGCTGATCATGCTTCACCCCGCCTGGCTGCCGTAGACGCCCCTGGGGTCGCCCCAGCCGTAGTCGAACCGCATCCTTGCGCCGAAGCTCTCGAGCATCTGCTCGTTCGTGATCCACGACCGGGTCTTCATCTTGACCCTCCACTTCCAGGTCAGGCCGTGGGCTCGGTTCGTCTTCACCATCCAGTTGGTCGACGTTGACGTCCAGAAGGGCACGCAGACCGCCGTCAGGCGCATCTTCTTGACCGTGTTGATGGCCGCGAAGTTGCCCGACTCAGGCCGCATGGACGAGTTGAGAATCTCGTCCCACACGCCCTCCTGCTCGGCCGGATGGATGACCTTCTCGGCCATCGTCATCCCGTCGATGAGCCCGTCGTGGCCCACCATCTTGCGGAGGTTCGCCCGCACCGCGTTCAGCGCCTGGACGCTCGGAGCCGCCGGGGTCCCCAGCGTGTTCGAGAACGTCCCGCCGCCCGTGAGGGGGTGCGAGGCGCTGCAGAGCTCCACGCCATCGGGGCCCGCGAAGGAGCTGTTCCAGGCTCGCGCCAGGACCAGGGCCGCCGCGTACTCCACGGTCAGGTTGCCCGACCGCTTGATGTGGTGACCCATGTTGATCACCTCGGGGTAGCGGCTGTCCTCCTGCGCTTCCTCCGTGATGATCATGCGCATCGCGTAGGTGTTCGGGAAGTAGCGCTTCTTGTACCCCTGGCGCAGCGTGCCGACGCCCATGACGGCGCCCTCGGCCTTCTGCCCCCAGAGCCCAGGTCCCGCGTACACCTGCTCGTCGGAGTAGGCGCCCTTCATCGTCTCGACGGTGAAGTACTTGTTCATCACCATGTCCGACTCCGAGTAGGAGTCGTCCATCATGATCTCGTCCAGGGTCTCCTGGAGCGTCTCGCCGACTGTGCCCGTGCTTGTGAATGAGCTCATGGTTCCTCAGACTCCCGCTGCCAGGTATGGCGCCTGCTGGATTTCGACCCCCGTCACGAGGAGCGGCACGTACAGCCCGCTGTAGTCGACGTGCGGGTAGAACGGCACGTCCACGATTCGCCAGCCGGCCGTCCCAGTCCCGTTGCTCGAGATGTCGAGCTCTGGCTGCAGCGAGGTCGTTGACGTGTTCCCCGAGTTGCGGTGGTCCAGGTTGTTGTGGATGAGCGTCCGGTACGCCGCGTAGGTCGTCGCCGTTGACGCATCGTCGCACACCGCCTCGAAGATGTTGTCCGCGAGCGGGATGATGGTCACCAGGGTCTCCCTGGAGAACACAGTCCCGTAGACGCCCGAGCCGCCGGGAACCTTGTCGTTCTTCCGGAGGACCGTGCCATCCCAGTACTGGATGACGCTCTGGACGATTCCGTACATCGGCGACCCGCCCGCCACGATGGCGACCGTGCCATCGTTCACCTTGGCCACGGGGTCACCCGGGCGCAGGTCGCAGTTCACCGCGTTGGCGTCCACGCCCTGGTACCCAGAGGCCACACGACACACCTCCGGGATGGGCATCACGCCCGACCGGGAGTGCTTGAAACGGAAACCGTAGAGTCTCGGATTATCGGCCATGCTTCTTCAGCCCCCGGTGGGCCATTCCTTTTCGTTGTTCGCGAACACCTGGATCGCGGCCTCGGCGTCGGTCCCGTCGTCCGGGTTGTCGAGCCCACCGCCGCGTCCCTTCTTCGTGATCATGCGCTCGATGCGGTCAGCCTCATCCTGGCCTCCGCCACCGCGCGTCCCGGTCTGCTCCAGTTCGAGCCAGAGCGTCCGGGGCATCGAAACGAGCACCATGCCGTCCATCCCCCGGATGGGGTCACCGACGTTCATGGTCCCGCGATTGTGCTTCGCCTTCGGGGCACCTTCGCAGTGCCGCTCGAGCGTCCAGCCCACGTCTTCGTACACCGCCGGCCCGCCGTTTCGGAGGGCGTCGACCCACATGTAGACCTTCTTCGGGTCCTTGCCGATCACCTCGCTCTGGTCGTAGACGAGGGATACGAGGCTCTTCTTCGGGTCTTTACGGGCAGGCTGTCCCATCGGGGCTTCTCCCCAACAGCAGGCTGGGGGCGCCTTCCTCTGGCTTCAGACCGCCCCGGTGAGGACCCGTGGGGCCGTGTGCTGACGCTTCACCTGGCTGAGGCTCCGCGCCGACCATGCGATGATGGCCGGACGCGGATTTCTCGTCAAGCGTTCTTTCTGGCGCGCTCCTCGGCGCGCTTCGCTGCCTTCGCGTTCCGGGGCACCAGGACCTTCTGGTAGTACGCGAGATATTTGGCCTTTTCGTCCTTGAAGTTCTTCCCGTTCGCCCATGCGTCCGCTATCGCGCGCTCCTGGCCGCTCAGGGTGACCTTCCGCGAGGGGGCCGCGTCGTCCCGGCTCCCGCCGGCTCCGCCCTGGGCTGGCATGCCCTGGAGTTTCCGCTTCATCGACGGGTCCGACTGCCGCGTGTTCGTCTGCCGGCCGTAAACCTGATTGCGGGCCTTCTCCACCGAGGCGTCGATCATGTCCCACGTCACCTGCCCGTTGCTCCGTGCCTGCAGCAGCGCGAGTTCGGCCGTCGCAACCTGATTCACCCGCGGGTCCGCGATGTCC